ATCCCTCGGCTGTAAGGCTGTGCGGGTTCAAGTCCCGCCCCGGGCACCATATCGAATTACCAATAAAATCAATGATAAGCAGTGTCGTATGACCGCCCCTCAGAGGCGGTTTTTTTGTGCCTGAATTCAGCTTCCTAGTATCCATTCCTAATATTATTTCTCTTTCACCTGTCCGCCAACTACGGGAACCACCACTATTTTTCTGTCATAAGCCGCAGTCTGCTCGACGTTTTTATGCCCCGTAATGGCTCTCTTCTCGTACAAATCCCCCTCCAGATCAGACACACCCTTTGCCTTCAAATCGTGAAAAGTGAAATCAAACAGTAGTTCTGGAAATTTGAGCTTTGCCGCTTCACGTGCAGCACTCCAGCGGCTATTAAACCCGTCTCGGGTGTAGCCAGAACCATTAGGCTGGTGGATGATGAAAATACTGCTCATCCCTGGTTTGAGCGGCAATTCCGCTGCCATTTTGATTGCTGCTGCAAACCGTGGCGACCACGCCTTGATCTGAGCAACACTAGTTTTACTCTGTTTAATCAGTATGCCCTCATCCATGATCTGGCTCTTTTTCATTGCGAGAATATCACCCTGACGCGAGCAGGTGAGGTAGGCTAATTCCATAGCGATCTTCACTACATCAGGCGCGCATGAATAGAGAGCTTGGTACTCCGCATCGGTCACATACCGATCCCTGGACACCTCCTTGAACTTCTTAACTCCTTTGGTGGGATTACCTTTGACCATGCCACGCTCATAGCCCCAGCGGTACATGCGGGACATAAATGCTTTTTCCCGGTTGGCCTGCACACGGCTTTTTAATCCACGTTTGTCCATGTACTTTCTGACGTGCTCTGGCCTGATTGCATCAGAAGGCATAGCCCCGAAAACAGCTAAAACATTTTTTGAATATTTCAGGTAGTCCCGCTGTGTTTCGCGTGCCAGTTCGAAAAAATCAGCCGATCTGAAAAAACGCTCAGCCAATGACGCCAGCAGCCTGTCATCAGGTATCTCATTTATCAGCGCCTCATATGCCGCCCATACAGAAGACTGGGCCGCATCCAGCGCACAGAGGCGTATAGCACCACCATTTTTTGGATGGAACTCATAGGCTGACTTACCGCGATAAACGCGTGGCGGCATCCAGGCATCTGCAGCGTTTTTGCGAACGCGCGCCATTAATCCAGTGCTCCAAAGTTGGGTTCAGGAAAGCTGGCTTCAGGGGCTTTGCGTGACGATATTGGATCATTGAAATGCTGCCATGTTGTTCTCGGACGACCATCACGGCGAACCACGAAAAATATACCGGCCTGTTTCAGACACTGGCATTGTTTAGACGGAATTTTATAACCGGTTATTTTTTCGATATCGGCATCAGAAATTATCACGTTATCAATATCAGACATCTCTCTCTCCACACAAACCGCTACAACAGGCCTGTTTAGCCGTGACATATCACTGCGTATCAATATTTAATTTTAGTTTCTGCAATCCGCTGGTAAGCAGCCTGAGCCTTCTGCCGAATAGGGTGAGAACATACTGTGGGGCGGGGTTGCGTTAGTCTGGTGCGTGCAGTGCGTTTGAGGTTGAGCTGCGAAACCAGCCGCGCAGTGTAATCGCCTGGGGTGTTACAGATGAGGCGTGGTTGGGGATACTCGTCATAAATTTCAGTAATCAGATCGTCGATTGATGGGATCATAATTAATTCCTCGATTGTGGCTGGTGGGCTACTGCAATAGCCCACTGCCGTTTCTCCACATTTGAAAATAAGCCTGCTTTTAACCACATCAGGCGAGGTGATATTCTGGTTGCTCTCACACATCCAGAAAGGGATATTTATGCGCGGAGTCGTCGTACATCATGAGCACCGCAATGGTTACATCGTTATCCGTGACCAAATTGGGGAATTCACGGTCGCAGAGCTTCTCGGTGGCTATGACGTTGAGAAGGGGCATGCCATATCCGGCGAACTCCATAGTCTCGGTGGTGAAACCTTCATGAACGAGAGTAAGGAAGAGGAAATTGAGGTTTTTGTTCAGGGTTACGGCATGACTGAACAACAATCTATCCTCATGCTCCAAAAAACTCGCTAATCCATTTACGAAACAAATCACAGTTCTGGATCGTTGCGTTGCAGTGCTCAACAGAGATCACATGGCCTTGCGTTAAGTGAGGCTTGACCTCTTCATTGAGCTGCAATCCCCTTCTGGCTGCCATTTCAAGGTGTGAGACATTTTCTAAAAGTGCTTCTGCTTTCTTATCCACTGCCATTTCCTACGCTTGAATTTTTACGAGAGGCAGGCCACGAACTCAGCAAAACTGAGCGCTTCTTCGCCTTCTTTCAGATTATTGAAATACTCTTCGTATGCCTCGTCCATCTTTACAACCTCTTGGGGGTTCAATAGAACGGATGTTCGCATTTACGGACGAAATGGTCAATAGTTTAAGTTCGTTTTTGCGGACGCTGGCGGGTGGGGCCGAATTTCCGGCCTTTGTCTTTGTGGTTTATAGGTGTTTAAGGCAGCTTAGTCTGGACAGATATACCAGTTGCGACGATCTGTGAGAGAGACTCTAACTCGATGGTTTTATACCCGGAATTAATCGGCGCAAGATATGCGCTGGGACCGTCCATTACTAATTTTTTGATAACAGCTGTATTACCGATATTTGCTAACACAATTTGGCCTGACCGGGGAGTCAGGTCAGGATCAAATATCACAATAGCTCCCTCGGGGATGAGACCAGTCATTGAGTCATTATCCATTTCTACAGAGAATGCATGGGGGGATACGTCGTCAGTAACGGGTGTCCATTCAGAAAATTCATTTGTTTGGTTCATGAGATTTCTCCAGTCCCCCGCCTGCGACAGAGAGACTAGAGGTATTTTCTGCATGGGCCTTTGATCTATCTCAGATGAGTTACTCCTTTGTGAATAACTACCACCATTTATTAACCAAGTTTCTGTGACGTTTAAAAGTTTCGCTAACTTGGGAATGTGTGTTGCTGAAGGGTTATTCCCGCCATTCACCCACTGGCTAACCGTGCTTTTTGATGCCCCGGTACCAGCTACTATGTCTCTACTGCGAAGATTTAGTTCACGCATTTTGCTGGCAATGCGGTCACTGATTGTCTGATTACCATACTGTTTCATATTCGTCCGTTTTACTGAACTTCAAGTGTTGAAATTATTGACCAAACAGCATTCGTTAACGTAGACTGAATTTGTTCGCTTTTACGGATGATGGGATTATGAAAAAAAATGATGTTTTGGAATATTACGGTGGTGTAACCGCTACGGCCCGGTTTCTGAATATCGCTAAATCAAGCGTGAGCGTGTGGCCAGACCCTATCCCCTGGAAGTTTGCAATGTTGCTATCGAAATTAACTAACAACGAACTCATGTTCGAAACGAGTGATTATCCAGAATTGATGCCTCTTTTCGAACCACAGAAGGGGATTCATAAACGTGGGTAACGAACCGAAATGGAAAGTTGAAAGGCAACCTACGTGGTTGGTGAAGGCAGTCCGCAAAACTATTGCAGGGCTGGCTGGTGGATATAGCGAAGCTGCTGAAATTCTCGATGTAACTGAGGACGCAATTCATAACCGGTTGCGCTCAGGCGGTGATCAGATTTTCCCGTTCGGCTGGTCAATGCTGTTACAGCGCGCCAGTGGCAATCACGACATAGCGAATACTGTTGCGAAAGAGTCTGGCGGAGTGTTTGTGCCGTTGCCTGATGTTGAGCTGGTGGATTACGGCGATATCAATCAACGGCTATTAGAAGCCATTGAGCAGATCACCCGTTATTCACAGCAGGTCAGGGCAGCTATTGATGATGGATTGGTTGAACCGCACGAACGCGAAGTGATTGACGAGGAACTACACCGTGCCATTACGAAATTACAGGAGCATACAACGCTGGTTTACAAAGTTTTCTGTGCTCAAGAAAAGTGAAAGCGCCGGGTTGCAGCCCAGCGCCTTCGGCGACTACATCAATTAGTGTGGAGAAATAATCGCGTGAACAATTTAAACAGATCCCGAAACTATCCGCAATTCCGCTGCCTGCCAATGACTGGCGGGCGCAGTCAGCAGCCATTCCGTTATGCGCTCAATTTACCTGATGGCCATCACGCAGTTAACCACAGTTTCGTCGAGTGGGCTGTGGGCGACCACCTTCAGAAATTAAGCAAATCAGGGGGCTAAATGCCCCAGCAGACAAACGAAATTATTCAGCCGTGGGTTGCGCGCTATGCTGACCCACGCGGTGTGATTGTTGAAACCATTGGCGTTGATGTAGCGAATAACAGGGTGCTGTTCAGGCGTCCAGGCTATCCGCACGTCTGCGTCCAGCCCCGCAATCTGTGGGGCCAGAAGTTCAGGAGAGTTGGATGAGCGTGAAATTGTCTGCATACGTCTGGGACGGTTGCGCGGCGTCGGGTATGAAAATCACAAGCGTGGCCATCATGGCTCGCCTGGCTGATTTCTCAAGCGATGAGGGCATTTGCTGGCCGTCAATCGCCACCATAGCCCGTCAGATTGGGGCTGGTCCCAGCACTGTACGCACCTCAATACGAAAGCTGGAGGCTGATGGCTGGCTGAACAGTACGCCACGGCGTAAGGGCAACCGCAACACCTCGAACATGTATCAGTTAAACGTCAGGAAACTGCGCGAAGCCGCTGCTGTTCACCAGCCAGAATCTGATGCGTCAGAATCTGACCCATCAAAATCTGACACGTCAAAATCTGATGCACCAAATTTTGAGGCGTCAAATTTTCACCCGTCAAAATCCGTCCAGAAAACGGGTTTTCACCCCCCAGAATCTGGCGACGATCCGTCAGTAAGATCAAAACATGATCCATTAGATAAAAACCTCTCTTGTCAGGACGCTTCGCGGCCAGACGACTCGCCTGTGGATAACCCCGATCAATTCCTGGCTCGCTTTCCCAATGCAGTTGTTTACAGCGAGAAGAAACGCCTGTGGGGCAGCCATGAGGACTTGAAGTGCGCGGAATGGATATGGGGGCAGATCACTCAACTCTACGAGAAGGCTGCAGAAGCTGACGGCGAACTGGCAAGGCCCAAAGAGCCGAACTGGGCTGCGTGGGCGAATGACGTGCGCCTGATGTGCTCACAGGACCAGCGCACACACTTCCAGATTTGCAAGATGTTCAAACGCGTTCAGAGCGATCCGTTCTGGTGCCGGAACATCCTCAGCCCTGCAAAACTCCGCGAAAAATGGGATGAGTTGGTGGTCAGGCTCGGTCCGGTTCAGCGGTCAGTCACAGACATTTCACCAGTCGATTACGCCATCCCGGAAGGGTTTCGCGGTTATTAAGGAATTTTAAAAATGACTACGCTATCGAAAATTTACGACAACAAATCTAAAACTGAAACGAACATCACTACCCGCAAAACCTACCTGCTGGGCGTTGATGAACTCTATGTCGAGATTGGTTACAACATCCGAGAAATCGATCAGACCCACGTCGAGGAGTTCCGTGATGCCTACATTGCTGGTGAGCATGTGCCTCCGCTCGCTGTACAGGTAACTGAGCAGGGCATAAAAATCATCGATGGCCACCACCGTTACTACGGGGCCAAACTGGCACAAGAGTCCGGTTATGACATCCGCCTGGAATGCAAAGACTTCATAGGCAGCGAGGCGGACCGTATCGCCTTCATGGTCACGTCCAGCCAGGGACGCGCACTGGAACCACTTGAGCGAGCAGCTGCATATCAACGCCTGATTAATCAGGGCTGGGAACAGGCTCAGATTGCCAAAAAAGTTAAGCGCTCGATCACTGACGTTGAAAACCACCTGTCGCTGCTGACGTCCGGCGATGAGCTGATCGCACTGGTTAAAAACAAAGAGGTTGCCGCCACTACCGCCGTCGCGCTGGTTCGTGAGCATGGTGCGTCAGCAGGCAGAGTGGCAAAAACGGAACTGGAAAAGGTCAAAGCAGCGGGCAAGAAAAAACTGACCAAAGCCGCAGCCATGACGCAATTCAGTGCTAAACAGTCTCGCCAGCTGGTAGAGCTGTAACCCGCGCTGCATTGATGGTCGAACGTATCGAGTCACACAACAGCCCCGGCTCACTGAATTACTGTGAGCAACGGGACCGATTCAATATGCAGCTGCAGCTGGCAGTTTAGGGGGAGAGGATGAGAGCGCTACTCACGCCAGAATATGCACCACGCACAGGGATAGTGCTGCTTAAACCGGGACCGGGATTAGAAAAACTTTTTCAGGGCCGTGTGGTGATCAGCACACCCACAACCGACCTGTCAGACAAACCATCAGGGCTACTGAACGACAGCACGCAGCCGCTAATGGATGAACCAACCCTAATACCGTTTTTCAGTCATGAGCGCGTGATAGCGGCTGCTGGTGGACCAAATGCACTGGTGTCATACGTTCAATCGCTCGGTTACTGTCAGTGGGAGCAGTTGGGCGCCTGGCATTATCACGAATTCACGATGGCAGAGACTGAAAGCGGTCCGGTCTCATTGTGCTGCAGCCACGATACTGAGTTCATGAAAAACGGCATGCCGGGCCGTATGGATGCCATCGCGAAACGGAATGCCGCGCTGTGGATCATTAAAGTGGCATGCAACCAGATGGCGCTACACGGCGACCACCTGCTCACACTGCCAGAATTATGCTGGTGGGCGTCACTGAATGGCGTTGTTGATCTGATTCCAGAGGCACCGGCACGGCGCGTTCTGCGCATGCCAAAAGACGCTATACCACAAGGCGAGCTTAAAGAGTCGTTGATTACGCCAGTGCGTCCGGCCACGGAAATCATTCAGGAAGCTGGGCAGGAAGTTAAAAGGATTATCACGCTACAGGCCGATCCCGAGTCGCCAGAGTCATTCATGCTGCGACCTAAACGCCGTCGCTGGGAAAACGCTAAATACACGCGATGGGTCAAGTCACGGCCGTGCGCGTGCTGCAATATGCAGGCAGACGACCCGCATCACATCATTGGATATGGACAGGGGGGAATGGGTACGAAATCCCACGACTTATTTGTGATACCGCTTTGCAGAGCGCATCACGATGAGTTGCACCGGGATGTAAAAGCGTTTGAGGCGAAATATGGTAGCCAGATAGTGCTGCTGTTTCGGTTCCTCGATTACGCCATAGCTGTTGGCGTTATAGGTTGAGTCAAAATTTATTAGTGTGGAGAAATTATGCGCGATATGTCACAAGTTTTGGATCTATGGGGTGCTTGGGCAGCCAGCGAAAATAGTGGTATTGACTGGCAGCCTATCGCTGCTGGATTTAAAGGACTTATACCCCATGGTAAAAAATCTAGGTTGCAGTGTTGCGATGATGAGGGGATTAAGATAGATGCGTGCGTGGCTTGTCTAAAGAAATATAAACCTGATGAGTGTGATTTATTAATAGCCCATTTTGTTATTGGTGTATCGTTAAGATCAATAGCCAAAAAAAGGAAGTGTTCAGATGGCACAATTAGAAAAGAGTTACAAGCTGCTATGGGTTTTGTTGATGGATTGTTATGTATGATATCCGAAGGAGAGGGTTATATCTTAAGGTAAAAAATAATTAGACCAATAAACACTGGTAGCCAGCTAAGGAAATAAAAGCCTACCAAGATGCGAGAGGTGAATCTTTCGTTATTAGTTAGGCTTTCTATTGCCAGTTCTATTTCTGATCTTAATATTTGTGGATACCTTGTTATTTTTTTCTCAAAAGGAGAAAAGACGAGTTTTCTCGCATGAGAGATCCTTTTCAACTGTTTTCTTTGACTCATGATGAGAATGTGGAGCATTAAAGAAGTTAAAACAAGGCCGATAAAAACAAGAGATTGATCACTAAATTCCTTTAATTTCCACATGCCGAGGGATGCAATAACGGATACAGGTATAGCTAAAACTTTCGACGTCAAGTCAGAAAGTGATTTAGAGACCTTTTCTGAAAATTCAATTTCAGCCGATGCAACATCCTTTCGTGCTTTATGGAAGTGGAAGCCGCTAAGATAGACCGATAAGTTACTATCGTAAGCTGAATGAAATGTATTCCATTTCTTTATTAAGTCTGGGAATTCATATGAGTTTTCGTTAAAAAATTCGACTAATGTGTTTCGGAATATGCCTCTCCGCTCATCAATATGAACAATGTCAGACTGCAAGGCACCATCCTGCAGTAAGTCAGCAATAGAGTAATCATTGCCTTCGCAATCAAGGATTTCAAGGCTAATAGAAGGTGTTATTATTGCTGTGGAAGATTTTCCTTCAAGGCTTTGTATGAAAACAAGCCGTGAAGAACCGTCAATTGACTTGCGGTCATGATATTGAGCAAGCTTAGAAAGAGAGCTTATTAAATTACATATTTTTTCTAATTTTTCAATGAGTAGAGGACGATACTGATCCTTCGAATAATAATCAATATCAATGATGTAGAAGTCGCATGGAAACACACCCTCAGATAAAGAATTGTATTTAATTAACTGTTCAATGCTGTCGTGAAACCTTGCAATACCATCATTAGGAAGAGCTAAACTTATGTGCAGTTTATTCCATGTGGCTGGTAGTTTAGATTCCTCATACTCTTCATCATCAATTTCAAGTTCTCTTATCTGCTTGGAAAAAATAGAGTTAGCCAATAAAAAATTGATAAGGTTTGTGGCCGCTTCAGAGTGGCAAATTTTTAATTCAATATCTATTGGACGCAATGGAAGAACTGGCCTGCCAGCCAACCGATATAGCTCAACGATTGTTTCTAAAAATGACTTATTAGCCATCTGAAGGTTGCTCATTTTTTTCCTTAATTGCCGCCTCAATCAACTCCTTAGCGGAATCTGACAAGCGACTAAAAGTCAGAGAGCCACTTTCAGTATTGTAGCATATATCAGCATCCATGCTGGTTCCCAATAAGGATTTTTCAAAATCAAAATTAAAGCCATTTCCTTTGACCCTTACATTCATGATGGCTTTTAATCCAGAAGCACTAACGGAAAATTCATTAGGAATTCTGATGTTTTCGCTGTTTAGATATGAAATAAGGTCTTCACTTAAATTATTTCTCGTCTCTTCATCTAGATCCAACATATATTTCAATGACATCAATTTTATATCAGAAAGAAGAGCAGGTTTTTGACTGTCTGCTTGGCGGCTTAAATAAGATATTACATCTTCACGGAATTTTTTTGCGTGAACTTTGATTTCTTGATGCCTGTTGAAAAAGTTTCTTATTTCTTTTGGTAAATCTTTAGTGGCTTTATTCGATGATACTCCTTTATCACAACCTAGCGCAGAAACAAAATATCCAGAGGCGTTGCTCGACGAGTTACCACCAATAAAGCTTAAGTAGCTCAAATCATTTTTTTCAATGTCAGATGAATTCTGGAAGTGAAAAAATCTTTCGAAATTTATCCTGGCCGCTTGGTTGATTTTTGATAGTTCTAACTGTTCTAATAGCTCAGGCTCCATTTTGGCACTCAGCCTTATACCTTCTTTTGATTTGATCATCGTTACCAAGAAAAAGTGAACTCCGTCTCTTAAATAATCTGCAAATACAATCACGCCTCCAGAAGAAAGTCTTTGCTTTTCCGCTTCTTTTCCTAGCTTGTGCATTATCTCAACACTAAGATCTATAAACTGCTGAGTAGAGCGAGTGGTATTACCAATATACTCTATGATGGCATCAGGTACAGGGCCTCTTTCTGTTTCTTCTTCTTTAAAAACACCATATTGAGCTGAGTTACCATTTTTACCGTAAAGAGAATTAATCTCACCAATCATTTTTTGAACAGTACTATTGTTACAGTCAAGAGCTGTGTCCCTAAAACGGAATCTGTCTTCTTCAATGGGACTAATGGGCTCTTTTGCTACCTTTACAAGCTCATGAATAATAACGTTATTTAAAATTATCGCTGTCATTTTATCGTCGTCCTTGGATGTTTGAGATCAAAGATTACAAAAATGCTAACGCGTACGCAAAGATTATTATAATGTGATAAGAGTAGTTTCTACGCGGCATTACTTATCATCGTCACTTTAGTTTCAGATATGTATGTCTAAACGTCTTAAGTCTTATCAGCCTTGAGGCTTTTTTATTTTTGGCTTTAGTACTGAGCGACTTGTGTGTGAAAAGTGTAAAAACCATGCCCGGCATTGATTTATACAATGCCGATTGTTTGCGCGTGCTGAAAACCCTGCCAGACGATTCAGTTGACCTGATTGTTACTGACCCGCCGTATTTCAAAGTAAAGCCGCTAGGTTGGGATAATCAGTGGAAAGGGGATGAAGATTATTTACGGTGGCTGGATTGCTGCCTGGCGGAGTTCTGGCGAGTGCTGAAACCCAATGGCAGCATCTACCTGTTCTCAGGTCATCGACTCGCGTCTGATATTGAAATCATGATGCGTGACCGCTTCAACATTCTTAACCACATCATATGGGCTAAGCCTGATGGACGCTGGAAGGGCTGCAACAAAGAAAGTCTGAGATCGTACTTCCCCTCAACCGAACGGATACTATTTGCAGAGCATTATCAGGGGCCGTACAAACCAGACGCCTACGCGCAAAAATGCTATGAGCTGAAACAGCAGGTACTAACACCTCTGATTGATTATTTCCGTAGTGCCCGCTCAGAACTTGGTGTAACAGCTGCCCAGATTATTGCGGCAACAGGTAAGAAAAACATGGTCTCGCACTGGTTCGGCACCAGTCAGTGGCAGCTACCCAGCGAGGCAGACTACCTGAAGTTGCAGGCGCTGTTTACTGAGATAGCCATTGCACGCCATCAATCAGGAATTTTAGCCGCACCGCACCACCAGCTGGTGGACACGTATCACTCACTCAACCGTAAATATCTGGAGCTGCAGGAGGAATACAAATCCCTGCGCCGATATTTCGGTGTCACGGTAGCGGTTCCCTATACAGACGTATGGACACATAAGCCGGTTCAGTTTTACCCCGGCAAGCACCCATGCGAAAAACCTGCCGACATGCTGGAACAGATTATCAATGCCTGCAGCAGGCCGGGTGATGTAGTTGCTGACTTCTTCATGGGGTCAGGTTCAACGATAAAGGCGGCCTTAAAGCTCGGTCGCTCTGCAATTGGTGTAGAGCTGGAAGAGGAACGTTTCCGGCAGACGGT